CCATCTCATAGACTAATACGATTCTCTAGGTTATTCCAACACAGTGATACATTCGATATGATGTGTTTGGGGAAACATACTAACAGAAGTTATCCCTAAATATGGGATACTTTATTACAACACTGAAATTATAAATAAATAAAATAAAAATACAAGTCTTTTTTAAAGAGAAAAGCAAAACTAGGTCTAAACCTAGCTTATTGTTTTATCCTAGTTTATCAAATTCTCCTCTAAGTCGATCATTGTTTAAGTGGTAATATCTTTCGGTGGTCTTAGGATCACGGTGTCTCATGAGCTTAGTTGTAGCTTGTTGTGATACTCCAGCGAATACGCAGTTGGTGGCGAAGCTATGTCTCTCCATATGTGGTTTAAGTGGTCTATTTATTTTTCAATCTTCAATCAGCTTTTTTGAATATTTTTGGAAAAGGAGATTAACATATTTTGGAGTAAGTGGTTTTCCTCGATTCTTGTTGTCTAACCCAATAAAAAGGAAATCGTTATTGATAGGTCTGTATCTTGTGAATTCTGCTAATTTCTGCTTATAATAAGCTACTTTTTGTCTCAATTCCTCAGTAAAAAAGACTGCATCGATATATCCTCCTTTCCCTAAAATGTCAAATTGCCTGTTAGGAGAGGAAAAACCTTCAAAGGTGCATCTGAGAACTTCACTCCTACGCAATCAAGTAGTATAAGGGATTCCTATCAAGAGCTGATTACGGAGCTTTAGGATTTCTTTATCTTCGTAGAATAAAGGAGCTTGAATAAAAGTTGTATACTCAACTGCATTCATCATATCAATAGTATCTCTTGTTTTTTTGAGTTTGGGGATAGCTTGTCGATTGAGTGTAGAGAGACCAACGATATTAAGATATTCAAAGAAAACTCTCAGACTTTTAACCTTTTCGCAAAGAGTATTTTGAGAAGGAAGTTTTCATTTGTTTGGTCAGTACTGAATTGGAGTTGTTCTATAATAGGCGATGAAATCTAAACAGTCGCTTACTGCTACATCATTTATATTAGTAAGCATTCCTTTTTTTACTGAAACGTACTCATTGAATTGTAATAAATTGTAATAATGATGCGTAACAACATCGGTACTTCTGTTCAAAGTCTCTTTTGCATAAAAGCAATATTTTTGGATAAGATCTTTCATTTTAGAAAAAGAAAACAAAATAAATATACTTATTCTGCTTTCTCCCACATATATCGTTACAAGTATAACCAAAAATAAAAAATAAGTCAAAAAAACATAGTTTTTATATGAAAAAAGCTTGAAAATGCCGTAGTGAGTAGTATAATAAAGTTGATATATATGGGTAAGTAGAACCTCTATTTTAGATAGAGGTATTTTCCGTTATGAAAAAAACACCAATAAAGAAAATCTGAAGAAAGAGAAGAGCAAGGATCGCTAATGGTGGATCTGAATCTTCTCTTTTTTTGAAAATCTTAGAAAAGAGACAAAAAACTGACCTCACAGGTCGTCCAATCACAGTTGAGGACGCTAGAAGTTATCAGTTTGCCCATATCTTACCCAAGGGAATGTTCCCTGAGTATAGATTGAATCCAGATAATATCATTCTCGTGGACTCTATCGAGCAGCACGAGCGAGTTGATAAAACAGTAGCAGGGAGCAAAGAATTTTTCCGCTCTTGCGTCGAAAAAGGAACGGCAAGGAAAATTCTTGCTCAAATTTGGAATCACCCAATCCTTTATCCTCTAAGGGAACAGTGACTAATTTAGTTTTATATATTCCCATAATATCATGCACAATACAAAGCCCAAAGTATGAATCTGCCCTCATTGCTGAACAGGTCTTCCTCCACGGTACAAGGGTAAGCTTTGCCTAGACTGTACCGATGTAGAAGCTAAGAAGATGAAGGTCAAGAGGATCAACATTTCTCAGAAGAAAAAACCGAAATCTAAAGGAAAAACAAGATCATAAGTCAGATTTATTTATCTTTTTTTCAAAATAATGCTCCAAAATATTCCAGTAGACCAACTCATTCCCTACGAGAGGAATAACAAAATACATACAGAAGAGCAAGTAAAGAAAATCGCAAAAAGTATCAAAGAACTCTGATTCAGAGCTCCAATTTTGGTTGATGAAAATTTTGTCATTCTTGCAGGACACGGAAGACTCGCAGCTGCCCAAAAACTCAAGATGAAAGAAGTTCCAGTAATCCAATACACCGACCTCACAGAAGAGCAAAAAAAGAAATACAGACTCCTCGATAATAGGATCGCAGACCTTAGCGAGTATGATTTGGATAATCTGAAATTAGAACTCCAAGAGCTGAACGATGAACGACTCAATGGACTTTTTGAGGAATTTGATCTCAAACTAGAGGAAGAAGAATGGAACGAGGAGATAGAAGATGAAGCACCACTCCCACCAGAAATTACGGAAATACAAGAATGAGATATTTTCGTAATGGAATGAAAAGCAGGTCATCACTACCTTATTTGTGGTGATTCTACGAAAACAGAAACTTATGAAAAACTCGTAACACTCGCAGGGAAAAAAGCTGACCTCCTGTTCACTGATCCACCGTATAATGTAAATTACAAAGGACAAGGTAAAAAGACCAGCAATGGAATCCTGAACGACCGTATGAGTGATCAGAATTTTTTATTTTTTTTACAAGATACTTTTCATGCACTCACAACAGCACTCAAACCAACTGCTCCAATGTATGTCTTCCATGCGAGCAAAACTCAAAGAGAGTTTCAGAACGCTATGGAGGAAAATGGTATTGAGATTATCAGCCAACTTATCTGGAACAAACCAAGCATCAACCATGTCTGAGCAAGCTACAAAAGCAAGCACGAACCCTTCTTCTATGCAAAACTGAAAGGACAAGAGATTCCTCGATACTGAAGTGAACTTTATGAGGAAACCGTCCGAGAATCGCCTGACCGAACACAAAAAACCGAAAAAGAAATCCTCAAAGTCCTCAAGAAAGCAAAGGAAGCAGAAAAGGAGGGATTAACTACTATCCGAACTCAAAAACGTCATCCAGTTCAAGACTACGAACACCCAACACAGAAACCAGTAGAGCTGGTAGAGCGTGCAATCCTCAATTCGAGCAGAGAATGAGAACTTGTCCTAGAACCATTTGCTGGTAGTTGAACAACGCTGATAGCAGCTGAAAAAGCAGGAAGAATAAGTCTGAACATTGAGCTAGATCCAAAGTATGTGGAAGTAATCCTGAAGAGGTATGAGAGGATCACAAAAGGAAAAGTGACCTGTATCAATAGAGATAACCTCGATCTAAATCAGATTTTTTAATCTTTTACTATGATTGCTATGCAACAGACCAAACAATCCCATAGCGACAATCCCATAGCGGCAATCCCGTTCAGAAAATGAGAGATTGTGCTTGTTATAGACTGAATCCACAAAGGAAAGGAAGCAGAAATTTTTGATATAGATATTGCATATTGAGCTATTCATTTTTGGGTTATTATTGGAGGCTGTTTCTCTGAATGTATCCCAATAGATTTTTTATCAAAAAAACCTGAAGATCATGGCGAAGCAGACAAAAAACCTGACCTCCACAAGTAAAACCAGACAAAAAGCAATAAAAAACAAGGAAACTGAAGAGAAAAATAAAGGTGGGCGTCCGAGCAAATTCACAGAGGAGGTTGTCAGAAAACTCGAGGAGGCTTTTCGCTGTGCTTGAAGTGATACTGATGCCTGTGCTTATGCAGGAATTAGCAGGGAGACCTTCTATGACTGGATGAACGAAAATAGGAGGTTTTCTGACAATTTTACTCAGGAAATGCAAGAAGATTTTATCAGCAGAATAAATGCAGCAAAAGTTTTCCCAAAAATCTGATGTAAAAAAACACTTATCCACGCAGGAATAAAAGGCGACCGAAGGGCAGCAATTGAATATCTCAAAAGGACTGATCCTGACTTTAAGGATAAACAAGAAACCACACTCAAAGGAGATGCAGAGAACCCAGTTCAGATTTTTATTCCTGATAACTGAAGATGACCGAAAAAATAGCAATCAGACCTCAGGAGTGATTTCAGATGAAATTTCTTTCTTGCCCTGCAGATATTGTCGTAGGTGGAGGAAAGGCTGGTGCTGGAAAGACTTTTGCGATATTGATGGATCCTCTTAGATACCTTACCACCGTTCCTTGATTTGGAGGGGTAATTTTCCGTAGGGAAACTCCACAGATTACGAATGAATGAGGTCTCCGAGATACGGCAATGAGCTTTTATCCGTTTGCATGAGGCGATCCAAAGAGACACGATCTTTCTCGAGAGTTTGGGAATGGGAATAAGATTAAATTTACCCACTTGGAGCAGGAGAAAGACATCTTCAAGCGACAAGGAACCAATGTGCCGTTCATTGGATTTGATGAATTGACACACTTTACAAAGAAGCAGTTTTTTTATCTTCTCTCAAGAAATCGTTCAACTTGTGGAGTAAGACCGTATATCAGAGCGACTTGCAACCCTGACCCTGATAGTTGGGTTAAGGAGCTTATCGAATGGCGAGTAGATCCTGAGACTGGCTATATCATCAAGGAAAGGGACGGTGTGATTAGATATTTTACAGTAGATAATAGTAATATCGTGCGAGGAGACACGAGAGAAGAAGTAGTAAAAAAATGCCCTCATATTTTTAGCCCTGAGGTATTAGCTAAAGGAGAAATTGAGGATCTTGTCAAGTCGTTCACTTTCATTGAGGGAGATATTTACGAGAACGAAGCACTTTTGGAAAAAGATCCTGCCTATCTCGCCAACCTCCTCGCTCAGGACGAGGAAGAAAAGAGTAAGCTTCTAGATGGAAACTGGAATATTTCCATTGATAATAGTTGTATTTATGAGCATCATGCATTGGAAGATTTATTTTCCAATTATGTAGAGGAATCTGAAGACTACTATATCACTTGCGATGTTGCTAGATTTGGTAGAGATTTAGCCGTGATATTCCTCCGAAAGGGACGGCAATGCTCCGCAATCCGTATCCGAACTAAGTCAGCAATGACTACACTTCACGAGAGCATAGAGCAACTTAGAGCAGAATATAAAGTTCAAAAATCAAGAGTGCTTGTAGATCAAGACTGAATTGGTGGAGGGCTGGTAGATATGGGAGGGTATGTCTGATTTTCAGGATGAGCTTCAGTATTAGAAGACCCAAATACAAAGATTAAAGAGAACTATGCAAACCTCAAGACGCAGTGCTATTACCGCACTGCCTACAGGACCAATGAGGGGAAGGTCTCAATTTCACTCGATAATGTGCAAGTAGATGGAGTCAAGAGAGATTATGTCGTTGTAGGAGGTAAAACATACAAAATCAAAGACCTCCTCAAAAAGCAGCTTAGAGCAATCAAGAGAAAAAATGCAGATAAAGACGGCAAAAAACAGATAAATGGGAAAGAAGAGCAAAAAAACCTTCTCTCTGGAATGTCTCCTGATCTTGCTGATACTTTTATGATGAGAGAGTACTTTGAGTTTGAAAAAAAGAGAAATAGGATTTTATTTATAAAAAAGAAATAAAAAGTCCGCAAAGCGGTTTTAACTTTTATACTAAAAGATTAAAATGCTGATCAACGAAATTAAGAGATATATCAGGAAGAAAAGCCTCTCCCAACTTAGCAAGGAGACAAAGATTGCGAGGAATACTTTTTATTCTCTTCTCAGATGAGGAAGAGTGCAAAAAGAAACCCTAGACCATCTTTACCGTTTTTTCTGACTAGCAATAGATAGCTATTACATTGAGACTCTACAAAAGCGGCACGAGAAATCTGAATATTTACCAGGACAAGCAGTAAAATTGATTAGGATTTCTATTTTTGGGATGAATTTCAAGGAGTTCGCTGATAAAATGGGCGTAAGCGAAAGAACGCTTAGAAGAATAGAAAGTGGAGGGAATAAGCAAGGCTTAGATATAGAGTTTTTTGAAAAACTCTATCATGAACTTGTCCTTGAGAATGAACAATTGAAAGAGGAACATTAAGACGAAAATCTGACTTTTATTTTTTTCTGCACGAATGAAGGTACTTAAAATTAAGTCTCCAGCTCTTGGAGCAAATAGATCTCTTATCAAAAAAATCCAAAAAGGGATTTCCAACCAAGTGAAAGAGAATGATTGGTATACGAGCTATTCTCAGGATTTCTCCGTATATGACAAGGTCTATGACTGAAGTTATATCGTTGCTGGTATCGTAGATAAAATCACCCTCGGAATCAATAGCGGACGAGATATTGAGGATCCAGTTCTCAAAGAAGCCGTAAAAATGGTAAAAATAGGATTTATCGCAAAATCTCTCGCTAAATACGGAAATGCTTTTTTGGAAATCTCAAGGAATAAAAAAGGAGAAATTCAGGCAATCTACCCTGTAGCAGCTAAAAGCATTAAACAAATCAAAGGGGGTGGATTTGTGCAAGAAAACGGGACTGAAAAGAGCTTTTTCAATGCTTTCACCCCTTTTGACCAATGGGCGGAAAAGGTTGCAATTCACGCTACAAGTGGAGCTTGAGATTGGGAACTTAGGTATAATGCTCAAGAAAAAAGCTGTGGGTTTAATCCAAATCTAACGGAAATTTTACATATTAAGCTAGAGGAAAGTGACGATATAAGATGGGGGAAGAGTCTTTTTTACCCAGTATTGATGCAGGTTCTTATCCTTAAGCAGATTGACCAATACTATACGGGGTATTTTGATAATGGGCTTATTCAGCAAAAAATTCTAAATGATGAAAGCGGAATGACTGCAGAAGAAGACCTAGAAGCTCTCAAGGAACGATTTATGCAAGAAGCAAAAGGAGTAGAAAACGCCCACTCAACAATGATTTTTCCTTGAAAAATATCAGTAACTAATCTCTCTGATGAGATCAATACTGAAGCTTTCTTAAATTATAGGCAACACCTCCAGAAGTCAATTGCTATGAGATTTCAGATCCCTTATGATCTATTGGACACTACCGATAGCAATAAAGCAAGTTCGACCACTGCACTCTCTGCCTTCTATAAAAATACCGTATTCCCTTTACAAGAGATAATCTTAGAGTCAATCCATAAGCTTTTTGGAGATGATCAAAGATATACAAGCAAAGTAGAAGAAATCCAACTCAAAAAAGTGGATACTAAAGAACGAAAAACCGACGCTGAAACGGTAAAAATTCTGACTGCAACTGGTTGTTTTACTAAAAATGAGATCAGAAAGTTTATGAACTATGATGAACTTCCGGTAGGTGGAGATGAAATAGCAACAGGTGTCGGAGGGGCAAATTTTACCCTTGGACAAGACGATATTGAAAAAATCAATAAACTTTCAGCCTCTATCAAAAGCGACTATGAAGCTCAATAGCATATTAAAAATCACAACGGAAAAAGTCCTCAAGGTCAAGATGGAAGAAGAAACTAAATTCCAAGTCTATGACCTTGGAGGAGAAGAACTTCTCGTGCCTCATAGTGAGCTCAGAGAAGTTTTTGAGGAATTGCGAGAACTACAATACAAAAGGGCTTGGAATTATGTAGAAGAGCTTCCTGAATTTAAGATAACCAAACTTTCTCAAGAGGAGATTTTCCAGCTTGGGGAAGAAGAATTTGCAAAATATACGCTCAAAGCAGAAACTACACTTAGTAAAGCATACAGTATCGGAATGATCCAACAAGACAAGGTGTGAGGTGCTTTTGGGTTGAGCTTTGCGGTAGATAATCAGCATACAAAAGATCGAGCGACTCAGCATGCAGGAGAGATGATCAGTGGAATCAATGAGACCACAAAAAAAGAGATCAATGGACTCCTCAATCAAGCATTCAATAACCAACTCAGCAAAAAAGAGCTCCTAGAAAAGCTTCAGACTTCTTTTGCTTTTTCTAAGTATAGGGCGAATATGATTGCCAATAATGAAGTAGGAACAGCCTACATTCAAGGAACTGTGAAACAGCACCAAGAACTCATGAAGAGAACAGGAATTGAGGGGCGAAAATATCGACAAACCAGTAATGATGAGAAAGTGAGTGATATCTGTATGGATAACCAAAATCAAGATTGGATACCTTTCAATCAAGATTTCTTTTCTGGACACTTTTGTCCGCTTGGGCATGTGAACTGCAGATGTAAGCTTAGAGTTCGTCCATTTAAACCGTGAGAGCTTCCTGATGGGATATTGGATTATAGCAAATATCGAGCATGGAACGGACTCCCTGAGAATTATGATCAGCTTTCTAATAATGTTTTGCCTCCAAATTTTTGGAAGGCTGGAGTCCCACCGAAATATCAGCTGAGTGGGAATGATTTCAGTTCATTCAATCCAGCAAAGAATACCCTCACCCTCGGTCGAGAGAAAGGAAGTCTGAATCAGAAAATAGATGAGCTCCACGAGGCTGGACACTGGCTACATTACAAAGCTATCATGCAAAGCCCTACCATGCAAAAAAGACGAGAAGAAATCCAAGGGATTATGCTCAAAGAAATTGATGATCAAATAGATGTGATTAAAAAATGGAACGGGCAAAGTTTTGAGTGGATCAAGACCGCATATCAAGGAAAGGTAAAGGAATATGTGCATTACTATCGATATGAGCAAACTATATGAATTGCAGGAAAGGCACAAACAACTATTGAACTTTCACAAAGACTTGAGCTTGACTCTTTAGTGGTTTTAGATATGATAGATTGAATAAAAAAAGGACAAATGAACTATGAAACTCATGAAAAGAATTATCTAGAGAAGCATGGAGAGAAAGAGGCAGTAGCCAATATGAATGTGATAGCCCATACCAAGAACAAAGTCTTTGAGGAGTATTTCCCTCAAACCCTTAAAGCAATCAAACAATTTTATTCTGACCTATACGAATGACTCAAGTATTAGCAAATGGAGTCCTCCAGCGACGATACAAAAAGAAGTATCAAGTAGACACGAGCGGACTTGGCTGTGCGATTTTTAGAAAACGAGGAGAAGAGGCAAGAATGGAAACACTTCTCAATGCTCGCTGAAGAGCAATTATTATGAAGGATATGAGAACTGAAGAAGAGATTGAAGATGAAGTTTCTCCAAGTATGTGGTCTTATCGCCCTGAGTATATTGGAGAAGAAGACCCCAACCGAGACGAAGAATTGTTTATTCAAGAAGCTCTTGATCATCAAGAAGAATTTCTTCAAGAATAATTTGACCTTGAGATTGAACACCTCCTAGCTTATAAGGAGGTGTTTTATTTTTTTGGCAGTAAAATGGAGTTTAGGAATATAAAAAAGATAGAAAGTCAGAATACTGCTCTCTTTATTGCTCTTGTCCCTGATGAAGTAGATCTCAATGGGGATAAAATCTCAGCTGAAGAAATTAAAAAAGCAGCATATGAATTTATGAAAAACCTCCAAGAGAAATCGGTGAATGTTGATCACAAAGAGAAAACTGATATTGAATCTGCACACTTTGTAGAAAGCTATCTGACGCTTGTAGATATGGAGTGGAATGGAGATGTGATACCACAGTGAACTTGGATTATAGGAATTCAGTTTGATGAAGACACTTTTGAAAAAATCCAAGAGGGCGACTTTATCTGAATTTCCATAGAATGAAAGGGACAATATACCTAGTCAGGCTTTACTCTTTTTTGAAAAATAGCATGAAAAACTTGATCAATTTGATTGTAGATAAAATCTCTATTGTAAGCAAAGATAAAACTCCAGCTGTCCCAAAAGCAAAGAGCGAATTCTTTTCAGTACTTAAAATTAAGCAAGGATGGACTAAGGAACAGATGGAAAGATTAGAAAAAATAAAGAAATCTTACCAAAAAGATTAAGCATAGTGTGAATTGACCTTGAGATTGAACACTTCTTTATTTGTAACTTAAAGTGATGATTAACATCAATACTTTCATCTACCAACAATTGTCTGGGACTCCAAGCATTACAGCCCAAGCAAAACAAATCAAACCTGTCGTAGCAGAGGAAGGGAAATGAGATCCTGCACTCATCTACACTAGAATTGCAGAACATCGCAAGGGAATTGCAAGGATTGGAATATATCAGATTTCTGCTTGGTCTGAGCAATTGTGGAAAGCAGAGGCTCTGATTGATGAGGTCATTAAGCACTTCAGTGGTCTAAAAATTCCTCCTATTAGACACTGTAGCTTAATGAGTCTTGACCAATCCTATTATAGCGAAAAAAGAATGCATGGAGTTCATGCAACACTAAGATTTAAGTTAGTAGATGAAAACTTTTAACCTTTATAGTAAATACCATGGGAAAACCAGAAGTTCGTTATGATGATCAGTCAGTGAGAATGGGATCTGTAGATTTTTTTGCAGATTTTGGAGATGGATATATTAATCTTGGAGCTCTCAATGACGCAAAGCTTGTAGTGACAAGAAAGATCAAAAAACTAAAGTGGAGTAATCGTGAACAGGCTCCTAGGACAAGAATTACTGAAGCAAAATTTTCAGCAAAACTTTTCCAAATTAAGTTTGATGTTTTGAGTCAGATTGATGGACTCGGAGAAGTAAGTAAAGTAGCGGGGACAAAGCAGACCGATACTTTCGTTCTTAATGCTGGAGAGGCAGTAGCAGGGAAAGCTGTGATCCTTCCTCATAAGAATGCTAATGACACAAATGTAACTATCAAGACCGTAACTTACGACAAAGACGGTGCAAATACTGCTTGGAGTGCAAACACCCACTATTCTCTCGTAAATATTGACGGAGATACGGGAATTGTATTCAAAAATGCAGTAGATAAAAAAGTGGAGATTGTATACGAATACACTCCAAATGCAGTCAAAAAGATTGTTTACAAAAACATCATGAAGTCTCAGAAACTTTCAAGATTTAAATTCGTAAATACGAATGAATACGGAAAAAATCTTACTATTGAATTCCCTAAGGGATATCAATCAGGAGAGGCTCTAGAATTAAACTTCTTGAATGACGATGACAATGAGGAAGGTATTGGAGTAGATGTAGAAGTAACTGCATTCCCGCTCGTAGATGGAACAGTCCTCAATATTATTGACGAGCAAGATCCTGAATAGCATTCTCTGTTCTTACATAAAAAGACTGACTCTGTATAGAGTTAGTTTTTTCTTGACTTTTTTGTAAAAAATCCTATATACAGGAAAGACCAAACTAAAAAACCCAAGAGAAAGAAAACCACCTATGGCACTTTCTCTTTTGGGGATTGTTTGGTCACAATGTGTTATAGGTGGTTTTTTAGATTGTAAAATTTTGTTATCATGAAGAATGAATCTGGACAAAAGGTATTTGGGAGGAAGGGAATCTATACTTTCCCACTTTTCTTTTTTTTTGTAGTATTTTTGGTTATAGCAATAGCTCAGTTTATAGAATGAAATAGTTTGGCCGGCTTTGCTTGCTTGATAACCTCAGGATTATTTTTTTTACGAATGCTAAGTTTTAATAGCAAAAAACTTATCATAGAAAATGAAAAAGTAAGGCTTGAGAGTGGGTTATGGCTGAAGACAATTCAAGAAGTAAGATATGATAAGATCAATAATATCAATATCCATGTAGGTGGAGTCCTAGAATTTTTTACAGGGAATGATAAACCGGTAAGATTCTCTTGAATTGATAGATGTGAAGATGCAAAAAAAGCTATTGAAGATAAAATGTGAAAACCTCAACAGCATTCTTCAGAACACAATGATTTAGATAAAATAGAAAAACTAGGGAAGCTTTATAAAGACTGAATCCTCACAAAAGAGGAATTTGACAAAAAGAAAAAAGAACTTCTAAATTCATAAGAGAATAAAATCAATTTTTATTTGACCTTGAGATTGAACACCTCCTGAACTATAAGGAGGTGTTTTATTTTTTATACTGTAAAAATGACACTAACTAAACTAAAAAACGCAACCAATGTGATGTACAATGGATATCGTCCATGAGCAATTATTGAAGTTGAAAATCCTGAAGCTCTTCTCCTCGCTGGATGGGTAAAACTTGGAGAGGCTGAAGAAAGCAAGGACCTTACACTTGCAGAAATGACGAAAGCAGAGCTCCTAAAATTTGCAGCTGAAAAAGGAATTGATATCCAAAATCCTAGTAGGACTACTGCTGATGCTATAAGATCAATCATTGCAGAAGCCCTCGAAAAGGAAGAAGCTCCTGAAAAGAAAGAAATTGATCTTGATACTGCTAGTGATGAAGAACTTAAAGCCTTCGCACAAGAACTTGGAGTAGAGATTGAAGAAGGAGAAGCTAGAGAATCTCTTATTGAAAAAATACAAAAAGCAGCAGAAGAGGCTGATCAAGAATAATTTAGACCGTAAATGTTAAAAATATGGAACTCACTCAGCTCAAAAAGAGGCTCTGAATTGCTGATACTAACCAAGACGAGAAACTAGAGATAATGCTCAATGATGCAAAAGCAGCGTTAGAGCAACAGCTTGGATACAAAATAGAGCCACATAAAAAGACCGAGTGGATTAGTGTAGGGAAGAGTGCAATGCTCTTCCTTTCTGCACCAATCATTTCGGTGGAAAGCGTAGGAACATCTCAGGCAAAAAGGCGAAATAAAAATATCCTTTATCTTGAAGATAAAATCAAGGGAGAAGTTGAGGTTCACTATACTGCAGGATTTGAGCAAATGCCTGAAGCTTTGGAAACCGCCCTTGTGGAACGAGTAAAAGAGGCTCTTAGAATAGAAAAAAACTGAGGAGAATTAGAAATCCAATCCAAGCAGATAGACACGCTTAGAATCTCTTATTTTAGCAGGACTGAGAGCGAAAAAGCCAGCATCGTAAAGCAAACCACTAACCGAAATCAGCTTTTGAAGCCTTTTCGTCTTTTATCTTGTAAGAGAATCTAGCATGTCGCTCCTCAGCTCATTTAAGTCTGATTTTAATAGAAAAATCAGTGTGCGAAAGCAAAAATCAAACACTTTTCCAAATGGAGAAGTAATCAAAGAGTGGGTTAAAGATCAAGAGGGTATCCCTTGTCTGATCATGCTCAACGATGCAAAATACAATCAAACACTAGGGACTGCAAGTAGACCAAATCAAATGGAATATTTGAAAGCTTCGCATACTATCAGACTAGAATTCTGACCTCAAATAGAAAAAGGAAATCATATTGAGGATAATAAAGGGCAAAAATATCAGGTAGAGTTCGTTTATACGACTCCAGGATTTGGCGGAGAGGACGATCATTTACTTCTCTATGTGGAAATGCTCAATGGCTAATTTTACCATCAATCCAGCTGGAGTTGAAGCATTGAGAGGAATAATCAAAGATGGACTCTCAGTAGCAGCAGAACAGCTTACTGACGATATCAGGGCTATCGCTCCTCGTGATCCTACAAGACCACCAAAAGACCTTACTAGACCTGTAACAGGGAACTTGAAGAGATCTATTGCCTACGAGGTAAATGATAATCTGGAAGCAAAGATTGGAGTCAATCTCCAGCATTGATTAACAGAGGGGAAAACTCCAATCATGGAATATGCTCGCTATCAAGAGTTTGGAACACCAAACATGCCAGCTCGTAGTTATCTAAGAAAAGGGCTGATAGAAAGATGAAAAGAAGCTTTAGATGTTTTTGCTTTTTATTTAAAAAAAATGTTGAAATAATGACGGTAATTAACCTTGATGAAAACGAAAGAATTGACGAAATCCAAATCCAAGGAGTAAAGTATCTCGCTGGAGATATTCCACCATTGTTGGCAATACAAATTCTTAATATAAAAACCAGTATTTTTTCTCGCTTTTTGGGAATGAGTACTGAAAAACAACGAGAACCAATCATTAAGGAATATCTCTCCATCAAAAATGAGAAAGTAGAAATGAGATACTGGACAAAAAATCATATTCAGAGCATGATTCTTTACATCAATAAAAGGCTTCATGAAGAGTATGAGAGCGGTGCTGAACTATAAAGCACGAGGGAAAGAGTTCAAAGTCTGAGCTTTGCTTTGGGGAGATTTTTTACTGCTGAATGAAGATCCGCAAGCTGGGTATCTGAAGATTATTTCAGAATTCAATAAAGAGCCTCCTCAGCTCAACAAAAGGCAAATAGAGGTTTTTTTAGCTTCTCTTGTGAGCAATAAAAGTCTCAAGAAAGAGCAGAAAAAAAAAGAAGTTGATTTTGGACAATTCCTTCTCATTGAGGGGGCATTGATGCACTACCTCCACCAAGACCGTGAGGCTATCAGGAGCTGGACTTTGGAATATGTAATGGAGATGATGGAACTCTTACCTGCTATTACAGGGCAAAACAGCTATGATGAAGTCAAAAATAAGGATAAACCAGACAAAAAGGCACTAAAAAGCCTCAAAAAAGATTTGGAAAAATAATTTGACCTTGAGATTGAACAGTTTTTTGGATGTAAGCATAATGTATTTATTTTTTATACTACAAAATATGAAGGAAAAAATCGCTAAACTAGCGGATTTGAACTCACAACTCATCACTAAGATTCAGGAAGATAATAAGGAGGAAGTCTTGAAGATTAGTGAACAGATTGCGGAAGTTTATAAGGAGCTAGAAACTGAAGTAGATGAAACTGACTCAAAAAAAGAGGAAGTAGAAAAAACTGCAGATACTGTGGAAGAGGTTAAAAAGACGGTTAATGCAATGCAAGAGCAAATCACGAAGTATGCTGATTTGTTTGTATCTGCAGATAGCATAGCAGGTCTTAAAGAAGATCTAAAATCACTCTTTGAGGAGAAGGTAAAAAAACTAGAAGAAAGAGTTGAAACCCTAGAAGGTTTAAGTCCATCAAGCAATCAGCAGCAAGATGTAAATAAATCAGCTAATGATCCTTGGGACTTTAATAATTAAAAATTTTTTATTCTCTATTTGACATTTACAATGAATATTACACAAAAAATTGCGAAAGCATTTAATGCAGAAGCTGGGAATTCTAAGCTTGTGCATCTGAACACTAAGCAGGCGGATTTGTTTATTGATTATATCCAAGACGAATCTACCTTACTTAAAAAAGTAAGAAAGGTAAAAATGAAGGAGCCAATTCAAGAAATTGCAAAAGTAAATATTGGAGAAGAGGTACTCTATCCTGCAGGAAGATCAGGAACAAAATTTACAGGGAAAGCGGTTGAAGCTGCTACTGATACCATCAGACTTGAATCCAAAAAAATGAGAGCCAAGGTCGTAATCCACGATGATGAATTGGAAGATAATATTGAGGGTCCAGAATTCAAAGAGCATCTAATGAGAATGCTTGCTAAGAGAGCAGGAAATCAGCTTGAGAAAACTGCTCTTTATGGAAGATTTATCGGAGCTACTCCTGCAACTGCAAATGTTATCTCTACTCTCAATCAAGTAGATGGTTTCCTCAAAAGGGCTGGGGTAATCGTGGATGCTGCAGATACCAATATGTTTGACAAAAGAAGTATTGATCTTGGTAAGCTCAAAAAGCTTAGAAAGTCTTTCAAAAATCAATACCGCTCAGGGTTGGAAATCTTTATGTCTGATGGACTAAAACTAGACTACTTGGAAAAATATCAAGCTTTGGCAGGCTATAATACCGTAAACCAAGCAGGATATGCAGGTAAAAACTTTATTGATATTCCATTGCTTAGAGAAGATAGACCAGTAGTAAAGGTTGGTGGAGCATCAACAAGTCTCTCAGCTGCAAATACTGCGGGGCAAAAGACAATTACTGTAGCAAGTGCAAATAATATTGAAGTAGGAGATGAATTGGTAATCGGTATCGGAACTCCTCTTGAGTGGGTGGGATCTGTAGCAAGCAAAAGTGGAAACACAATCACTTTTGATGCTTCAGTGCCTTATACTTATACTGGAAGCGAGAAAGTGCATGAATGTATCACTGATGGTACTGATGTGATTATGACCGATCCAAATAATCTTATCTGGGGAATTCAGAGAGACTTTACTTTGGAAATGGACAGAGATGCAGAGCTGGAAGCAAATATCTTCTATCTCTCAATCAGAACTGATTTCCAAGTAGAGAACGCAGAAGCTCTCGGAGTATTGACCAATGTACAATCACTCTAATTTGGAGTAAAAAAAAGAAGAAATCTGACTGAAAAATACGGTCAGATTTTTTTATTTTGACCTTGAGATTGAACAGTTTTTTGAATGTAAAGATAATATTAAAAGTTTTAAATTCATATTAAAGAATTATGCAAAGAATAGGGGTACTTAACGGGAATAGCATCACTTATGACCACGATATATCTGCTCTAGTAAGAGGATTGACCGACTGAGGGGTTATAGAATGAGGGCTAATTTCTGATAATAAAGTCCTTGCTCCGATTCAGGCTATCGTGTCAGCTCAAAGAAGTAACGGGCAAAAACTTTTACTTCACTTTGAGTCTGATGAGCAAATCCAACTCCCTACTTCATGAAGCTACAAAGTCTATATTGAAGTTGATCAATCAAAGATTGATGATGGACAAGCGAATGCAGAAAACGGAACAGGAATTGCAACTATCAAGACTGGAGAAAATCTGCCGAGTAAGAATGTTTTGCAAATTGCAAAGGTAACTAACGGGCAAATAGAGCAAAGAACACTCATCCCAAAACTCCAATCCCTCTCCACCAGAACAGCAACCCTAGAGGAGAAGGTAAAAACATCAGAGACAAAGGTTGCCAAGCTAGAAGACAAGTGAACTCCTCAATACCTTGGGAAGTTTGTAGAAGTAGGAGAGGCTTATCAAGCAGGAGACGTTATGGTGGAAAAAAACTGAAGGCTGACTAAAGAGATTTATACTCAAAGAATTAACGGAGTAAATAACCTAGAAGTACGCTCAAATAAACACCTTCTCTGAGAATTAGCGATACCACAATGAGCTACAATTACAATACTCGTCAAAGGCATTGAAAATGCATGGGACCGCTTTGCGTGAAGATTTAGTATAGAACACAAGAGAACGGGGGGCGGACTTAGACCAGATATTAAGTATTTTGATCTACCGCCTAAGGGACAAAAATCTAATGGATCTGTAGAATATTATGAAGACCAAGGGACTACACTTTGTTTTTATGTTTCTGGGGTGTCAGAAACTGTTTATGCAACAATTGAGGGTATTGAGGTAACTATCAATCGTAATAGTGGTCTGATGAAGTTCTATCCTCGTGAAGTAAAGGGCTCAGGAGAAAGAGTGGAATGTACAATAATGGGACTACATAGTAATGGAGATCTTATCCAGCCTAAACCTGTAGAGATCGTACTGTGAAAAGAAATGTCAGGAACATTTACAACAATCCGAGATGCACCCAATAGTTGATACCTTGAACTGACTTATAGAACAGGATCAAGACAAAGTCAATACTGATGGATCAATATCTGAGAAGTAGGGCTTAACACTTCTGAAGGTAATCGTAGCGAAAGAATTTTTGTAAAAAAATGACCTATCGTACTCAAATGATGAGGTCGTGAGGGATATGCTATCAATACTTACCTTAAACTTGAGAAATTTACTTCTGTAATGTAATTAAATAATGCAAAAAATACTTAAAGACTGACAAATCGTAGGATTCACAGACCTAGAACCAGTACTCGAGGAGGGCTTCACTGCTGAAGAAGCAACCCAAGAGGAATATGAATCTTGGGTAGAGGCGAATACGCCAAAGCCAATCCAGTACATCACGATTGAGTGCCCTTTGGAAGTGATGATCACCAAGGAGGACTTCAGGCAGAAGGTAGCTTTTATCCAGCTGATCTATAGTCAGATGGAGACCATCACAAGGCATTGAGTTGTCTATATCTCGCATATAGACATCACGGATGTAAAGGACTTCTTACCCAAAGAAGAGTTTGAGCTTTTCAGCTCTTATGGGGTAAAGTTCCCTGATGAAGTAAAAGATTTATATACTAAAAAGAAAAAGAATGAAAAGTCTGACTAAAAGCCTAGTTCTGTTCTGGGTCGCTGGTATTCTTAGCGTTATTCTCTTACCGTTGGGGATACTCTGGACAGTGGGAGAGATTCTTGTCAGGATTTTCTCTTCATCGCAGAAGAAATCAGCATTCGCAAAATCGATCTGATTTCTGACTGCTACCTTACATTCCCTAGCACTGTGACTCGATCAGATAGGGAATGCAGTATGCAGAGATATGTTTAATAGATTGCTCATCGAGGAGGACGGCTACAAGTTTGGGAAAGTACAGGAGACGATCTCTTCAGTACTGGGGAAGAATCAGATACTCGATACTTTGAGTTTGTGAGGTTGGATCTTAGTCAGTATTTTAGAGCTTTTTGAGGAGGAGCACTGTATAAAAAGTATTATTTATTTCCCTAACGAAAAAAAAGATGACCATTAAAGATAGTCAGAGACTCGTAGAAATCGAGAAGGCAGTTGTTTTATCTGTGCAAGACCGTCAATTGATGAGGCAAGAATTTAAAGAACTCAAAGAGGATGTAAAAAATTTTGATAATAAGCTAGATTTGCTTATTGATAAGCTAGAAGACAAGTTTGCCTCTAAGCGAACAGAAAAAGCGTTGATCTGGGTGATTACTGCGATATGCAGTGGAGTGGTTGCTGGAGTTTTGAAGGTTGCGATGACGTAAGTCAGACTTTTAAAGTTTTTTTATTTTTTAAGAAAAAGAGATGGAAGAAAAAGAAAAAATAGAGCTAGAGCTAGAGAAACTAACAATTGAAATCAAAAAGCTCAATAGCAAGCTCAATGGTACTTTGCCAAGATCCAAATTCTCAAGAGGAATCAGAGCAAAGTATTATAAAGAACTTCAGCAAGCTGAAGCTGAAAAGCTCAGGCTCGTAGCTTTGC